GTCGACGGATCCCCGACCTCCTTGAGGTCATCGAGCCTGTAGTAGAAGATGGACGTGTGGGGATCCGAATACTCCCCTCGAAGAATGTTAAGGAGTTCCATCTTCATGTTGTCGCCGGCTGAGTTCCTGACAGTACCTTCCGAGGACACTGCCAGGATAAGCCAATCGTCGACCTTGGACGCACCCTGCTCGATAGCACCGACCACGTCTTCACGAATATCGCCCGAGAGCCACTCATCCACCGTGTTCATCTTGGTGCGGAGGCCCTGGAGCTTATCGATCGACATTGGTCGGACCTCGAGCAGGCTGTTGGTCATGAAGTTCTCGATCCCCTTCTTGGTGGGGACGAGCTTCTGCCTGAGCGCGCGGCTGCCGGTCGTGTTCTGCAGAGACCCCTGAGTCATGAAATCGAACAGGGGGCCCTTGGCCCTTGTGATGGCGGTTCGGAAGGGCTGCATGACCTCCTCGGCCTGCTTCATCGTCGGCGCGGTCGTCACCTGGTGGGTGGTCGACGTATCGATCGTGAGGAAGTAGGCTTGGAGAAGGGTTTCATACAGGGACTTCGCCCCACCTCGAGCGACGATGATGTACTGCTTGTTGATGAGGCGTTGCTTCACCCGGCGCTTCTCGAAGTGGCCGCCCGCCGTCGTCTTGTTAGGGACATAGACCGATCGCTCGGTGAAGATCCACCATCCGAAGATCTGTTCGGCCCAGAGCTTGAAGCTCGGTAGGAGTCGAAGATCGGATCCGTCGGTTAGAGTCATCTCCGCTTCCGCGAAGCGGATGAACCCCTCCACAGCGTCGCTATCGTAATAAAAACCGGGATTGCGAATCCGATCATCGATCCTATTCATCTCCATCTCGATCTCCTTACAGATCGGAATCCGACCTGCGAGGACATCGTCTCTGAACTCAGCGTAATATCGCGGGGTAGCGGTATTGGACAACATGGTCAGCGGCGACGCTTCTTTGAGGTTCCGCTCTTCTTGCTGCCGTTGAGTTTCTTGTTGAGCGCCCGGGCTCCAGCCGCTCCGGCAACGTTCCCGGCCGCCTGAACGCCTACCCCGGCAGCAGCGGCCTTGGCCAGTTTCTTAGCGGCATCGCCCTTTCCGCCCATAACCTTAGTTCCGGTGGTAGCGAGCTTCCGGTACCCAACGCCCTTACCCGGCTGGACAACACGAGTCGAAAGGGCCTTGCCGGGAGTCTTCTTGCCGAGCTTGGACTTGGCTGAACGTGCAGCCATACCGGCTGCGGACTTCACGCCGCTAGCTCCACCCTCGGCTGCTTTGCGCGCCTTGTTGCCAGCCTTCCAAGCCTGGTTCTTGGCCTTATAGCCGGCTCCTTTGACTGCGTTACCAGTCTTGAAGGCGGCTGCGTTTGCAGCGAGACGAGTGGCCTCAGCGTACTTGCCGGCCTTGGTGGTCTTCAGCTTCTCAGCTGCGCCCTTGGCGTTGGCAGACTGAGCCTTAGCGAACCGCTTGGCCTGGGCTCCAAGATTGCGCCCCTTGCCCTGAGCGGCGCTCTTAGCGGAGGCGCCAGCCTTCTTAGCCAGAGCAGCGATCTTCTTGCCCTTGCCAGACTTGTGCAGGTAGTACCCAGCGCCAGCGGCTGCCGCAGTGCCGAGAACCCCGGCAATAGCGGCCTTCTGCTTGCGGGAGAGCCCCTTGCGCTTCTTGGTTGAACCAGCGCCTCCGGAAGCCGCTCGCTGCTTGCGAACGCCCCACTTCATACCTTTGACGCCATGGTGAGCGAGGACCTCGTCCTCGTCGATGAAGAACAGTGTGTCTGTCATGTCATAGTCCTATTACTTGAACCGTTTGGCGCCCTTGATAGCAGCGGATCCGCCCTGGCTAGCAGCCTTCTTTAGGCCCTTCTGGATCGTGATCTTCAGGGTCTCGAATGTGGCCTCCTCAGCCGCCTTCTCTGCCCTAGCTCGGTAGCGCTCCATCCGGGTCTGAGTCAGCTGACGGTATTCCTTCTCCAATCGCAGTCGGTTGTTGATCCGCCTGAGCTGATCATCGGACATACCATCTATTTTGGCCTTCTTGCTGGAACTCCACTTCTTCGCACCCTTAATGCGAGACTTGCGGATTCCCCAGCGCATGCCCCTGACGCCGTAGTGAGCGAGAACATCGTCGTGCTGAACGACTCGTTTGATCTTCCTCGCCCCTTTAGCGGCTTTGGTGAGTAGCTCTCGCTCAGTGGGAGCGATGCCGGCAGCCTTAGCCCCCTGATACCCCAGATAACCTAGAGCCAGAGCACCTCCGGCCCGACTGACGTTCCCAGTGGCGATGTTACCAACGCCGCGAACAGTCTTGCCTGCGGAATTGCGGGCGTTCTTACGACCGCGCTGCCTTCGAGCCTGAGAAGCCCGCTTAGACATGTCGGTATTGGCGACGGCCTTGTCGAACTCGCTCTTGTAGAACGGATCCTTCGAGCGAGCCTTAACTGTTGCCTTAATCAGCTTCCGCCGATTGCCGGCGCCCTCGCCATAGTACATCTTGGCCTGGGTGTATTCCTTAGCGTCACGGCGAGCACGGCGGCGAACGCCCCACTTCATGCCTTTGACGCCGTAATGCATCAGCTCCGAATGACCCATTCGCTTGTTGTGCCCCTTCTTGTAGTACCTGCGAGCGGCTTCAGCGAGGGTCGTATCGGTCGCGTAGGTCTTGCCTAGCTGGCCGGTGTCGAGTTCGTTGTAATACTTCTCTCGACGCTCGGTAGCAGTTAGCTGACGGTTGCGCTGGTTGCCGAGACGCCAGTCCCTGGCTGCCTTTGCTTGCGCCTTGCGCTTCTTGATGAAGGCCTCGATCGTAGCGATGTCGTGATCGCCATACTTAGCCTTGAGTTTGGCCTCGTACTTGGCGCGGCGCTCGGCATTCCGCTGCTCACGGCTCTTTCGAGCGCCCTTACGCATCCCCTTGACCCCGTAGTGCATGAGCTGGTCACTCATGGAGTCTCCTTCTGCAGGTTGATACGCCAGGCGTACTCTTGAAGCTGCTTCTCGATCGCCGTTACGACGAAGGAGTTCGCTGGCGGGTCGAATACGAGCCGCACTTGCAGGTACAGGTACGTCTTGACGGCCTCAACGTTCTTCGTGACGCCACTGAGGTACTGATCCCAGGTCTCTGTCTTTCCGGTGATCTTGAACGAGGGGAGACCGATCTCCTCTGCAAACATGAGCGCCGTGTTTGTGTGGAGAATGATCTCCTGATCGAAAGCCGTATAGTCCTCGGTGATGCCGAGGGCCTTCTTGATGTCATTCAATATCGAATCAGCCACGGTCACCTCCAGGGTATCGTGTCATTCGGCGTTCTCTCGACTAGAGGCTTGGGTAACAGGCTCGCGTCGCCGAAGTGAATCGCGTTATGTGTGTCGTGTCGCACGCAGATTAGGTACTCAGGGTCAAGGATGTCGGGATTGAACTCTCCCTCGAGGTCCTCGGGCCGAATCGGGTTCATGTGATGAACAAGAATCTTACCGTAGATGTCGTGACCCGGGACCCCGAGGTCGCATGCGTCATCTCTGAGGATAACCTTCTGTCTTGCTTGACGCCATTCGGTCGAGTGATAGAAGGATTGGTTCAGATACCGTTCGAAACCGAAGGTCTGATCCCCTGGATCCTGATTGAGACGTAGGTACTCGTACCGTTTCTCAAAGGAATCGATGCGAGCGAGTTCACTGAAGGTCCGAATCCGACTCAAGACCCACACCCCCTCCGGCGTAGGACTTGAACGCCTCGAGAACCTCCTTGTAGGCCTCCTCCCCTCGTGCTGAGGCCGCCAGAGCGTCGGCTTTGGCCTTGAGCATGTCGTTCTCGGCCTTGATTCGCTCCTGCTCCAACCGCTCTCGGCTCGTGGCGAGCTTGAGGTAGTGCGTGATGATGGAAGGAGGAGCCGTGCCGTCCAGTAGCATCTCCTCGGCTCGCTGGACTGCGAGCGAAATGAGTTGATTCTCCTGCTGCTCCGGAGTGGCGGCCCGTCCTCTGGGTGACTTCTTGGCCCTTGCCACGGAGTTCTCTCCTATTCCGGGTTCCTTTGCTGTTTCCGAATCCGGGTTTCAGGTAGGACAGGACGACTTGCGTACCCCTCGTTGGGTAGAAAGGAACGAACGCAAGAAGACCCCAACGACACAGGTCGTCCTGTCTTATCCGAAACCCGGATTCGGTGTGCCCAAACCTACCTCCGGGGAAAATGCAAGGTGCGGGCCGATGACGGGGGGT